GAATGGTTGTCCAGTCTCCAAGCTCATCTGAGAGCTAGAGACACACAAACAAGAACAAATTTGAGTAGACAGAATGAATCGAATACTGTTGATAAAAACTCGGATTTTGTTGTACTAACACAAAGTTCGACCATGATGTGCGACTTAGAGTCTGGGGATGATTATCCCGACTTCTTTGTCCCGTCAGAGGTTGCCCTAATAGAAAATGTAAATAAATATGAAACAGAAATAGATAATGATACTAAACAACAACATTATAGGAACCAAATGATTGTGGCTGTGGGAACTTCCGCGGCAGTGAACACAATTTTGGATACCAATTGTGAGATGCAAATATTGTCCAAATCGAACCTTCCTTTTGACCTTCCAGGGTTACAAAGCTGCAAGGTTGTGGATGAGGAAATATTAAACAAACCGGGTATATCAGTTGAAGAGAAAACAAGCAATATCAAAGGAGAAGCCGACAGCAAGTTCTACTTAGTGGGACCATGTTTTGCTGGCAGCATTCCTGGTATGTTTTCTAAAAGTAAACACAATGAGTACACGGCAATTGTAGGCAGACATCTTGGTTACACCTTACCAACACACAATGAGAATTGGAATTTAATTGTGAAGAGTGGTGTGTTAAATAAATTCATTGAAGAGGTTTTTGGACCACAACAACAAAGCCCAGATGTGTTCACCGGTATGAACTTCTGGTCCTGTTATCCTGAGTGGCTTTCGACCCAACCCAATAACAAACGAACAAAGTATCAAGGATTAGAATTAAATGCAGTCAAAGAGAATGACTTTTCCAAACAAAAATATCATAACAGGGAGTTCTTCACCAAAGCTGAGATCCAGATTCCACCATCTGATTGTACACTGGCTGAGAAAGCACCAAGAGGCATACAAGGGTTAAGTAATCCCACCACTAGTATGTTCTTTGGCAGTTTCACTCGCATGGCGTCCAAAATGATGGCCTCCGGTTTCAACAAAGCTGTGAATGCTTACCCCAAGTTTTGCTATACTTCTGGTGCCACACCAGAAACAATAGGGGCTTGGTACCAACATTATGAGGATGCAACATTTAAAGGAAAGAAATATTTATTCATTGAAGATGATTTTTCAGCATTTGATTCTACCCAAGGCGATGGTGCATATAAGACTGAGATGAAAGTTTACGAGTACATCTTAGCCAAATGCACAGGTATGGAAAAAGAATTGGTAAACAATATTAGAACTACGCTATCTAAACAAAGGAGCACTCAAGGCATGGGAGGGTATTACAAATATACGGTTCCCAATACCAGAAAGAGCGGTGATCAAAATACTTCAGTGGGTAATACCATTTTGAATTTCTTGGTCCATTACTATTCTATTGTTACTTATAACAAGGAGAATAGGAATGCAATTGTTGATTTTAGTATGTTAGGATTAGGTGATGATAATTTGTTGGCATTAGCTGTTGATGAGGATGAAGTGGGGAAATTCATGGCTCATGCAACACGTGTTATCTTGGCTTTCGGGTTAAAACCCAAAATGTCCCGTAACACAATGCCCACTTATTGTTCGTCCGTATTCCTGCCAGTAGTAGATAAAGATGGTGTGAACAAAAGGTTGTTGTGTCCGGAGATCAAACGTGCCCTAACCAAAATGGGTTGGACCGTTTCTTCCCCCGGTGCTAAACCTGGTTGTTGCCCATCCAGAATGAAAGGAAATCTAATTGGTTTGCCAGCTTATAAATACTGCCCCATATTGAGGGTGTTTCATAATTATTATACTAATTTAGGAGTGCAAGGGGATGGTTATCATGAGTACCGTCCTTATAGTACCGACATAGCAGAGCGCTATGTTGCTGATGAGGCAACCCTCCAATGGGTATGCCGCAACTACGGAATAACTGATTCGGAGT